CTCCGGCTCGGTGTCTCGCGGAATCTCATTAACATAGCAAGGTGTCACGTTGACACCCTGGTATGCGTCAACTCCACAGGACTCGCGGAAAAAGCCAGCCGCGAAAGTTTTGTGAGGATTGACTTTGAGACCGAGGTATTCTAATACCTCTATCAGAAGGGAAGTCGACTCGATGGGAACAATAAGATCATCCCCAAAGACTCGGGTCCTTTTTGAAGAGCAAACAAGCTGATCACGGAACCGTTGCGAACTAACGCGACTAAGATCCGTGATCGGTTGCCTAACTCCCTCACTCACGTGAGTATTCCTAAACCAGAGATCTACACCTACGCAGGTCACCGCGTAGATGATGCTCTGGACAGGGAATATCAAGGCAGATCCCATGGTGGAGTATTTCCGGAGTATTTTGTACTTCGGAGACTTCTTGTCAATGTTATTGACAATCCACCGAGTTCTACATGCGTGGCTAAGCGTCAAGAAGCTTTCGCTCATGCGAAAGACCCTTTCAACCAACCAGCAAGAGACACGATCACTAGCCGACGAAAGATCTATCGTCGACAAATGACAATGGGTTGAGGCCTCAAGGGCCAATACCTGGCTAGGCGACTGATCTCGAAGGGAGATACAATTACCCAACCACATATCGTCCATCTTACGGGCAAGAAGCCCGAGGATTCCATGCTGTATCCATTGATGTGCAGTTGGCTCGGAGGCAATAAGCCTGGGAGCTTTCTGCGTCTTTGGCACAGCAATCAGGCGAGAAGGCGCCTCTCCCTTCGAAAGGATAGGTTGACCATCTTCCTGATCAGTCCAGATCGAGGAACAATTATAGTATGCGTATTCCTCGGCAGGAAAGGAGACTTGAAGCTTCTCCGGCCACGTAGGAAAGTCGAACTTCGACTCTCCACCGCGGTCAGAAACTGCTCCTGGACCATGCTTAGGCAGAGTCTCGGTCGCTTCGAAACGGCCGAGATCTGTGGACATTACGTCAGCAACACGCTGAATCGTGTCCAAAAGACCGGGAAATCTCAC